TTGTTAATTTTACTCCGTCACGTGGCAATGATAAACATACTCGTGTAAATGCAGTTGCACCTTTGTTCGAATCTGGTAGTATATGGGCACCTGAGCAAAAATTTGCAGAAGAGGTCATTGAGGAGTGCGCGGCATTCCCTTATGGCGATCATGATGACTTAGTTGATAGTATGACTCAAGCTGTGATGCGGTTTAGACAGGGTGGATTAGTTTCTCACCCAGAAGATTATAAAGATGAGAAAATCATCAAAACAAAAAGGACGTATTACTAATGGTACAAAAATATATAGGAGCTGGGATAGAAATTGCAAGATTTCTTAAATCTTTAAAAAATCTTGTAGATAAAAATCTCATTAAAAATATAGATCAAGCTAAAGCTTTTGCTAAACAAGAGTTTGGTGAAGTGTCAGATCTTATGACACTGCAAATTAATAAAGTTTTTAAAAACAAAAATCAACCTGTTGTAGGTAAAAAAGATCCTGTGTTTGATAACACAGTAGAAACAATTCCATTTGATGATACTGGCACTCCTTTCAATCCTAGAAATCCACAAAAAGTATACGGCAAACCAAAAGAAGGCATTAAGACTTTAGACGAAGCAGAGATGGATATAAAATCTATTGACGATGCAACAAATGAATTAAATGATGCAGTAACAGAAGCAGATGCTTTTTCAGAAAACATAGGATTTCCTGCTGCAACTAAAAACATTAAAAAAGAAACATCGGATTTAGATGATATATTAGAAGGTCTTGAGGGAGACAAATCACTTCCGGAGATAGATGAAAACCTTTTAAAAGATTACAACGATGAAATTAGAAAAGGTGTAGATGAGATTATGAGTGATACATCACCTGCAGCTTTAAGAAAAAGTATAGAGGTTGATAATCTGATGTTAGAATATCCAGGACTGAGTAGAGACTTTGCAAAACAAATTGCAAATGATCCCGATCCAAAACGTAAGGCTGATATGCTTGCTATGGTAAAGCAAACAGTAAAAATGAGTGAAGAAGGAAAAAGTGGTAGTGAAATTATAGATATATTTAAAAAAGGAACAGACAGAACGGAACAATCTAAAGGTGGTAGAATCGGTTATGGTAGTGGCACTATTGATCCAAAAGATTCAGACACAACTCAACAAAAGTTTGTATCAGACGCAGCAGGAGCCATACCTAAAATAGGTGGTGGAGTTTTACCAAAAGATATGGGTAAATTAACTGTGGATGATTTTGAAAATCTTGAAGACTATCGAAGATATACAAATTTATTAGCAAGAAGTAATAAAGCTACGGGCGGTAGAATTGGTTATGCAGATGGCACAGAAAACATGATGGCAGAAATAGACTATTCTAGTAGTGCATATAAAATGAAACTAATAGACTCACTTATGGACACTGGTGGATTAGATTATGGATCCGCCGTAAAAGAAGCAGATAGAATTATAGAAATAAAATTAAGACCAAAAACAAAAAAGAAACTAGCCGCTGGCGGACTACCAAATATATTAGGATACTAATGAAGATCCACGAGTACAACCAGATGATGGCGTACCTCACGAGGCCCGCTACTAGAACCAAGTTAGCCGAAGGATCAAAACTACAAGACCTTGGAAACATGGTTGATGTTAGAAATATTCCATACTATGCAAACAAAGCAACTGAAGGTGTAGTCAACGCTGCAGAGAGTGTAGCTAAACTTCCATTTGCAGCCACTCAGTTAATTTCTGATGTAATTAAAAAACCATTATTTAAACCGGGATCAAAAGTACCTGGACTACCTGGAGTTGGTGCAAAATTTGTTGGAGGTAAAATGTTTACTGATGCACTAAAAAATATTACGCCTGGATCTTGGGCTGATACTGTTGGAATTTCAGAATTAATAACACGTCTAGAAGAAGAGGGAATGTCTCCAGCTGTGAAAACAGCAGGTTCAACAATTGGTTTAGGCACAGAAATGTTCCTACCCGTAGGAGGAGCGTTTGGCCTTGGAAATAAAATTATAAAAAATGCTAGCAGTAAGATAGGTCCATTTAAAAAAGATAAAACTTTAGAACAAGTTATAGATGAAACATTAACTGCTCGTGGAGAAGGAAGACGTGATTTTAACAAGGTAGTAGCAACAGGAGGATTATTGGTTGCATTAAAATCATTGGGACTTGGAGGTATTACTAAAGCTACTAAAATGGTTGATGATATTAAAGTTAAGTTAAGAGGAAATATAGATGCAGATTTTGATGGTGAGAGTTATGTAGATGGCTCAACGTTTGAAACTTATCTTGAACCATTAACTTTAAAAGGCAAAAAACTATTACAAGACTTGGTTAATAAAAAAGAATTAGCGGAAGATTTTGCTATAATGAATTCAGAAGATGCAGTGGGAATAATAGAAAAAATTAAACCTAATGCAAATATGCATTTAGATCTTTTAGTAAAAGGACCTGAAAAAGGAAAAAAATTAGCTAAAGGCATTGTTGAAAATAAAGAAATAATTGGAGGAGGAGACAATCCAGCTATCTTTAAAGAATATTCTAAAATTTATAAAAAAGGGGATAAAAAACCTTCTGCAACAGAATTAGATAATTTAGGTAATCCCGACCTTACAACAGATCCAGTATATGCTGATTCTGTTTATAGTGATGAATTTCACGAAGAAATTATGGATATGATATTACAATCTAAAAATAAAAAATGATTAAAGGTAAAAAGAGTGGTCCACCACCTAAATCAGGACCAACACCACAAGGGTTGAATATTAACTACAATACTGTTAAGACAATGAAACTGGAGAAAATAAATGGCAGAAATAGACAAGTCCTTACCCAATCAGGTAAGAAAAGAAGTTAACATTCCTAGTGAGGAAGAACTACAAGTAGAATTTGAACAAGACATAGGACCACAAGACGATAAAGGTCCTGTTGATGTTCAAGAAAACGAAGATGGTAGTGTTGACATAAATTTTGATCCATCAGCAGTTAATGTTGAAGGTGGAGAAAACCATTTCTCAAATCTTGCTGAATATTTACCAGACGATGTATTAGATCCATTAGGTGCAGAACTAACTGAAAATTACATGGATTATAAATCATCTAGATCCGACTGGGAAAAAACTTATACACAAGGTTTAGAACTTTTAGGTTTTAAATATGATGATAGAACAGAACCTTTTAAAGGAGCTTCAGGTGCAACACACCCAGTGTTAGCAGAAGCCGTTACACAATTTCAAGCACAAGCTTACAAAGAATTACTACCAGCAGATGGTCCAGTTAGAACTCAAATACTAGGGGTGTCAACTCCTGAAAAAGAAGCTCAATCACAAAGAGTTAAAAATTTTATGAACTATCAAATTATGGACGCTATGCAAGAATACGAACCAGAGTTTGATCAAATGTTATTTTATTTACCCCTTGCAGGATCTGCATTTAAAAAAGTTTACTATGATGAGATTATGCAAAGAGCCGTATCAAAATTTGTACCTGCCGATGATGTTGTGGTACCGTACACAGCAACTTCATTAGATGATTGTGAATCTATAATTCATAAAGTTCGTATGATAGAAAATGATTTAAGAAAACAACAAGTTGCTGGTTTCTATAGAGACATAGAGGTTAACCCATCTTACATGAGTGAAACAGAATCAGAAAAAATGCAAAGAGAATTAGATGGTTTAAAAAAAGGAAAAGATGAAAAAATGTACACCCTTTTAGAATGTCATGTTAGTTTAGACTTAGAAGGTTTTGAAGATTTAGGTGAAGATGAAACACCTACGGGAATTAAACTTCCTTACATTGTAACTTTAGAAGAAGGCACAAGAAAAATTTTATCAATCAGAAGAAATTATGAAGAACAAGACATAATGAAAAAGAAAATAAATTATTTTGTTCACTTTAAATTTTTACCAGGCCTAGGGTTTTATGGTTTTGGTTTAACCCATATGATTGGTGGACTCTCACGAACAGCAACAGCTGCTCTAAGACAATTACTAGACGCTGGTACCTTGTCTAATTTACCTGCAGGATTTAAAATGCGTGGTATTAAAATGAGAGACGAGGCGCAATCAATTCAACCAGGTGAGTTCCGAGATGTAGATGCTCCAGGAGGTAATTTAAAAGATGCCTTTATGACATTACCCTTTAAAGAACCATCAGCTACTTTATTACAACTTATGGGTGTCGTGGTACAAGCAGGGCAACGATTTGCTTCGATTGCCGATATGCAAGTAGGAGACGGGAACCAACAGGCAGCGGTGGGCACGACAGTAGCTATGTTGGAGAGAGGATCTAGAGTTATGTCAGCAATACATAAACGATTGTATGCTGCTATGAAAAAAGAGTTTGGAATACTTGCAAGAGTATTTAAAACTTATTTACCTCCAGAATATCCTTACGACGTTGTAGGTGGACAAAATCAAATTAAACAATCTGATTTTGATGACCGAATTGATATTATACCCGTTGCAGACCCAAATATATTTTCTCAAACACAGAGAATATCTATTGCACAAACAGAAATGCAATTAGCAACATCTAATCCAGAACTTCACAACCAATATGCAATCTACAGAAACATGTATGAAGCTTTAGGAGTTAAAAATATTGATGCTATTTTAAAAAAACCAGAACAGCCCGCACCAATGGACCCGGCATTAGAACATATTGCAGCAATGGGTTCAAAACCATTTCAAGCATTTCCAGGGCAAGATCACAGAGCACACATGACAGCGCATTTAAATTTCTTAGCAACTAATTTAGCTAAAAATGCACCAATGATTAGTGCTGCCGTACAAAAAAATTGCATGGAACATATAAGTTTAATGGGACAAGAACAGATTGAGTTAGAATTTAGAGAAGAATTGCAAGAACTAGCAAAAATGCAACAAATGACTCAACAGAATCCACAAATTCAACAACAGATAGCACCTTTACAACAAAAAATTGAAGCAAGAAAAGCTATTTTAATTGCCGACATGACTGAAGACTATATGAAGGAAGAAAAACAAATCACTGGTGACTTTGGTAATGATCCTATCGCACAATTAAGAGCAAGAGAGTTAGATATTAGAGCTCAAGACAACGAACAAAGAAAAAAAGAAGCTGAAGACAGATTAAATCTTGAAAAAATGAAAACAATGATGAACCAAAGTTTGCAATCAGAAAAAATGGACCAAGCTGAAGAATTAGCAGAACTTAGAGCGGATACTTCTATTGAAAAACAAGAAATGGCCAATGAAGCTAGAGAAGAACTAGCTATAATTAAAAGTATGGGAAATTAATTACATGATTGATAAAAAAGAAAAAAAGACTTTAACAAAACATAAAATACACCATACGGCAAAACATATGGCGCAAATGAAAAAAGATATGAAAAAAGGTGTAACTTTTAACAAGTCACATATCAAAGCTATGAAAAAGGTGGGTGCATAATGTGGTTTAGTGCAATTAAATTAGCCGTT